AGACATCACCGGTCTTACAACTATTTACACATTCCCTCCGAAGATTACGCCAGAGGGTGCGTTCTATCCAGGACAAACGCCTAACCAGTTCCAAGGCGCAATCGTCTTTACGTTCATTGAGCGTCAGAGCGAACAGCGAGTGGCATACGGTGGGTCTCATAACGGGCGTAAGTTTGTAACCTACGAGTTTGTGTTCTCTTGCTACTACCGAAGCATCCAAGGCCAAGCCGAGGTTGCTGCTATGGGCAACGAGACATTCCTAGACTCGTTTGTATCTGCCATCCGTGCTAACCGTACAGCTGGCGCACCCCAGAACACACAGAACAATGTGTGGCAATGGGGTGAAGCAGGGGTTGGGGGCAAAGGCCCAGACATCCTCATTGAATCAGACCTACCAGTTCTACTTGGTGGGGCGCAAGAAGTAACTCAAACATTCTCAACTATCAGAGTCACCGTACTCGAAGAGGTGGACACATGACCCAATACAAATACACCGGTTTTTACACAACGGTCTATACCGGCGTTGCAGGACCAGACGGTGGTACTCTTGAAGCAGTGCCAGGGCAGACCTACAACCTAGATACTGCTCCCGACTCTTTCTGGGTGTCTGTAAATGGCTCACAGAAGGCTCCAGAAGCCCCTGTAGCCGACGCTACAACAGAATCTGAATCAACCCCTACCCAATCAGAAAGTGAGCCTCAATAATGGCCGCCTATTTAGTTGCTAATAGTTACCTCGGAATCATGCCTGAGGTGGCACGAGGAACACTCAACACAGGAGGAACTCCGGTTTACATTCCGGTCACAGCTCCTCAAGTGACACCTATGCAGACTTTTCTTAGAGACGAGGCTCTGCGTGGATCACCAGTTATGGTGTACGACCAAGTTCAGGGTGTACGTCACGACGAGTACGACGCTAAGTTCTACCTCTTTGCTGACACTTTCCCTAACCTAGTTAAGGCAATCCTTGGTGGAACTGACACCGTTACAGGTGCAGGACCATACACGCACAACATCAAACTTCTTAACAACGCTGCTATCGGTTCACAACCACAGTCTTACTCGATTATGGACTTTGACGGTGCTAACTACTTTACCCTTCTCGGCGCACAGGCTGACCAACTTGAAATTTCGTTTGGTGCAGAAGCAGCAGCAGAGTCAACAGTTAAGTTTATGACCAACCCATACACATCGGGTACATCAGCAACAGCACCATTCAGCACACCAAACCCTTCAACGGTTCACATGATTCCTGCATGGGACACAACCATCACAGTTGCTGGAACGACTTACACTTACATTCAGGACGGAACGCTGACCCTTGCTCGCAAGACAGCACCTATCTTCACAATGGGCGCACAGGCTCCATACCAGAACTTTGCTGGTCCTATTGAAGTAACTGGTAAGTTCACCGCCGTAGTTAACTCTTTGACAGACCCTTGGTCAACTGGATCAGGCGCAACTGCATTGACACGAAGCCCACAGGCACTTGTTATTACATTTACTGACCCTAACGACTCATCAGGTGGAACGCAATACAGCGTTTCATTCACAATGACACAGGCTCAGTTCCAGAACGTAAAGCGCACACGAGGCAAGGCTTACACCGAAGTTGAAGTAGAGTTTACTGCTAACGCTGACGCTACTGACGCTACAAGTGGTGCTGGTTACTCACCAATTCAAGCCAACATCGTCAACGCAACTCTAACCGCCTACTAAATAACCCAAAGGGGAAACAATGCCAGCAATAAACCTTCCAAACGGACAGTCAGCAATTCTGTTTAGTACTGACGAAATCAGCGAGCGTACAAACCGCATGATTAGTCGAGCATTTATGAAGGCCGCAGGTTCAGCAGCCAAACTAAACAACTTGGGTTTTGATGATTCAAAGCCTGAAACTTGGTCTATCTTTGCCGAAATTAGCGACGAGGATCAAGCAAACTTAGATGGTTATCAAGCTGCTCTTATTGTTGGCATGGTAAAGTCTTGGTCATTAGGTGACTTGCCTACGACTGAATCTGCGCTTGACCTTCCTAAAGCTGTATTTGATGAACTGGCTAACGCTTGTGCTGAGGAATACAACAAGCGACCAGACTTCTCGCCAGACCCTGACCCAAAAGCCCCTACCGCCGACTAGCACGGCTGGAGGCAGCACTCAAGGGTCAAGATGCCGAGGTAGACGTAGAGGTTTCAGACTTCTATCGTGAGTACCAATTCAGAAAGACATTTGGTGGATCACACCAAGACTTTCTTGACCAGCCTAGGCACGCTACTGACTGGCTTATCGCTATTGACAACACTATGAACGAGGTTCAGCGTGGCTGAGATTGTAACTGGAATACCTAACTTTGAGGAATCCCTTGAGGCTATGAAAATTAGTGTTGACGAAGCAGCTCGCAAGTTCGTTCTTCAAGGCGCAGAAGTAATCAAGCGTGAAGCCAAGAAGATGTTTATTACTGGCGCAGACGCAAAGATAACCGAATCATGGCGTTCAGACGCATGGCCACTACCGACTCGTCGCACCGGCAACCTGATGGCAAGCATCTATTCAGATGGTGCTAAGAAAACAGGTGAAGGAAAATGGGAATCACAGACCGGCCCTCACATTGTTTACGGACGACGCATTGAACTTGGGTTTCACGGATCAGGTCGTTGGCCTTACTACACGACTCGCCCATTCCCTTACATGCAACCTGGTATTGACAACTCAATTCCACAGCTTGACATTCTTTTTAACTCACTCGTAATCGCTGCTCAGGAGGCGTAAAATGTCAGGACTTCTTCCACCAGTAGTTGCTACACTTATCGCCGACACCAAAGAATACATGGCGAAAATGACCGAGGCTCAAGTCAAGATGGGTGAGTTTGGCGCTGCTTCTGAAACATCTGCTGGTCTATTTGGATTATCTGCCAAGACTATTGCCTTTGGTGCTGCTGGTGTTGCTGCAGCTGTTGGTACTTACGCCGTTGACGCTGCTCTGAAGTTTAACGAGCAAATGGACAAAGTTAAACTGCAAGCCGGTTTGACTAAAGAACAGACCGACCAACTTGGTCAATCTATTCTTAACATTTCATCTTCTCTTGGTGTTACTACTTCAGACCTTGCAACAGGCGCTGTAACAATCGAACAAGCCGGCATAAAAGGTGCTGCTGCTACAACTCTTCTTAACAACGCAGCTAAAGCATCTATTATTACTAACGCTTCTGTTGCCGACACGACAAAGGCCATTGTTGCAGCTCAGACCTTGCAAGTTACAAAGGGTATGGATGTAGCCAAGTTGACCGGTATTTTGGTTAAGGGTTCACAAGACTTTGTTGGTGGACTTGCATCAGAAGAACAAATGCTTCAGGGTCGAGTTGGTGTAGCACTAGCCAAGTATGGCTTATCACTTCAGACAATTATTCCTTTAGGCGCAGAGTTTGCCAAGGTCGGACTGCCAACACGCTCTATTGCCTCATTCGCCAACGCTCTTGGAAACCTGCAAAAGCCGCTAACAGACTCAAAGGGCAAGTTAACTTCCTACGCACAGGGTCTTGAACGAGTTGGTCTAAGCCAAGCAAACCTTGCTAAAGACCTTCGAGTTGGAAACATTACTGGCATTCTTGACCAGATTAAGCAAGCAGCACAAGAATCAGGCCAACCATTAAGCGCAATTACTCAGGCCGTATTTGGATCAACCGGAGCCGGCACTGCATCGGTTTTAATTAAGAACCTAAATGACTTAGCAACCGTTCAAAAGAACTTAACTGGAGCTGGTGGTAAATCATTGGCAGCCCAAACGCAAACAGCCTTAATGACCCCTGCGCAACAGATTAAAGTATTCCAGCAGTCACTTAACAAAGCGTTAATACAACTTGGAACCGTAGGTTTGCCCTGGGTTATTACTGGCGTTAAGTTTGCTACTGGTGTTCTTGACACGCTTACTGGTTTGCTCACTGGAAATTACAAAGGCAGAACGGCGGCAACCGGTGGTAAGGGTCAAGCTGTAAAAGACATCTTTGGTGGAATTGCTAACTCTTTCAATCAAGAAGGAACCTCAGTAGCCAAAGCACTTCTTGGGGCATTGACTTTTAATGAGACTGCTACTAATAATGCTTTATTTAAGAACACCCCTGTTCCGTTTGATTATCATCAATCAACAACCTTAACTTCTAAAAAAGTTGTTATTAACAACAAGGCAATTGTTAGATCAAACGGCGGTAGATGATGAGCCAGTTCTCTTCAAATTTAGACGGTGACATTGAACTAAATAATGTTATTGAAATTGACATTGCCGACATAGCTCAGGCTTTGGTAAATAATCCTGCCTTTATCGCCGCAATCTCCAAAGAGGTTCGCAACCAGATGACCAAAGACGTGCGCTGGATGGGCAACCTATTCGCTAAGTGGGCGCAGACTCAACCACCGGCTCCAACGACTAGGAAACGTGCGCAATGACACTTGCCTCACTACCTACGCTG